AGGGCTAATTTAATATGGCTACAAAGAAGCGACTATCGGAAGGTGAAGCTAAGAGTATTCTTGGTGTAGCTGGTGATAACACTCGTACTGGACAGATACGTGCAGATGAGTTTATTCCTGAACTACGTGGTAAGAACGCTATTCGCAAGTATCGGGAGATGCGGGATAATGACAGTACTATTGGTGCGGTTATGTATGCTGCTGAACAAGTACTTAGAGACGTCAAACTTAAGGTGGAACCAGCCAATGATACTGAGGGAGCTAAACGTGAAGCTGACTTTGTGGAAAGTATCTTTGAAGATATGGATCACAGTCTGGATGACCACATTGCAGAATCTTTATCGTCGTTGTCGTACGGCTTTGCTTGGTTTGAGGTCGTATATAAGCGAAGGGTTGGCCCAACTAAGAGATCGCCTAAGAAACATAGTAAGTACACTGATGGACGCTTGGGGGTACGTAAGATTGCTTGTCGTGCGCCTTGGACAGTCTCTAGGTTTGATGTAGAAGCTAAAAGCGGTGATGTATTAGGTATTTATCAGGACGTAGGTTATGGATCAGGAAAACACTATATACCAACTTCTAAGAGCCTTTACTATCGTACTACTGTTCTTAATGGTGATCCTAGTGGCCGCTCTATCCTCCGCAATGCTTATTCCTCGTATGTCTATCTGAACAACCTACAGAATATAGAGGCTATAGCTGTTGAGCGTGAGTTAGCTGGTATCCCTGTTGCTCGTATTCCCTCTGAGTATTTATCGTCAGATGCAAGTGCAGCACAGAGTGGCTTCGTAGGCAACCTACAACAAATACTCCGTGATGTTAAGTTTAATGAGCAAGGGTATATAATTACCCCAAGTGATACTTACCCTGACAAGGATGGCTCTCCTACAAACATTAGACTTGTAGATATTGAACTAATGAGTAGTAATGGTAAGCGTAACCTAGATATTGACCCCATTGTTAGGCGTTACCAACATGACATTGCCCGTAGTGTTCTTTCTGAGTTTCTTATGCTCGGTGGGGGTAACAATGGATCATACGCTCTCTCCAAAAGTAAGACTGACCTGTTTCTACGTGCCTTAGAAAGCTACATCCAAGCTATTGTCGATGTACTTAACAAGCAGCTAGTAGAACGCCTATGGCAGCTTAACGGACTTAACTACGACCTTATGCCCTGTATCAAGGCTGGTGATGTTGCTCCACACGACCTACGTGAGATTGCAGCATTCCTTCGTAACCTTAACGGTGCAGACATTAACGTCAGTGATCATCCAGAGGTCATACAAGACCTTATGGATATAGCTGAACTGAACTATGACCCTGATACAGAGGTCTCAACTGAAACAAGTGACCTGTCCGACGAGGCAGAAGAAGAAAATAAGGAAACTAAATAATGCCTAATATTGTAACAGGACTTAGTGACGCCTTCAAGCTAGAGTTGCTTAAAGGAAACCACGACTTTGATAGTGACACAATGCGAGTTGCACTGATTAAAGAAAACCATGCTGACAACTATGATAATACTATGCTATCTTACTCGGAGTTAGGCACAGATCAAGCAACTGGAAGTGGTTACACTAGTGTTTACGACACCCTTAGCACAGGTGCAACTGCTACCCTGTCAACAACAGATGCAAGTGGTAATGCCACAACATACCCTCAAATGTCTGGTACAACTGCTATCTTGGACTTCGACGATGCAGTGTTCCAAAGTGTAACAACCGCTGCTGATGGTTGTATCTTATACAATCCCCAGTTTACCACTAATAATGTCATTGCTATCTTTGACTTTGGTGGAACTGTTAGTGCTACCTCTGGTGACTTTACTGTGCAGTTCCCAGTTCCGGGCGCATCAACTTCTATTCTTCGCCTAGCCTAATACACTATTGAGGAACTAAAGTCTTATGGTAAAGTTAGTCAACAGAGCTAAAATGGCAGTCTCTAGTGGCGGTGCGGGTATTTTAACTCTAGGCGCTGCCCCTAACGGGTATCAAACCTTTACAGCTTCAGGGGTTTCTACTGGTGACTATATAAGATATACCATAGAAGATGGTTCTAATTGGGAGGTAGGTTTAGGATACTATAATGCTACTGGACCTACTCTAACTAGGAATACTATCCATGAAAGTAGTAATAGTGGTAATGCTATTACCTGTAGTTCTGATGCTGTAATCTTTGTTACTATGTCAGCAGAAGATTTTACCGATAATTCTGCCCCAGACTTTGTCAACACCATTCCAAGCACTTTAGAGTTAAATGCTGGGGCCGTTTCAACTATAAATGCAAAAGCTCTTGATGACGATGGCTTTCCAGTTACCTACTCCTTTGATGCTCATAATGGTACTACGGTCTATAGTGCAAGCAGCTTACCACCTCAATTTTCGTCAGTATCTATTAACCAAACCACGGGCGTTTTTAGTTTGACGGCGACCTCGCAAGCAAACGGTGCAGGAAACGTAAATTTTCGAGTTAGGGCTTCAGATGGTGTAAGGACTGCAACCAAAACTACGGCTTGTAGTCTTTCATTCCTACCTACAAATGGACTAACTGGTCTCTACGATATGAAGGACAGCAACAGTTATTCTGGTAGTGGATCAACTTGGGCAGATATTTCAGGTAATTCTGGTCCGAATCTGACCATCGACACAAATGTTGTCACATATAACTCAAGTGGGATAGGAGGTATCCCCTCTATAAGTCTCGACACCAACACAGCTACACCAGCGATAAAAGTGGGTCCAGCATACCCAACTGGATTAACGAATACTAACTCTCCCTACGATAACACAGTCGTTATGATTTATTCTCGACCTTCGTCTCTGTACCAAACGTATGGGTTCTGGTTCCCGCCGAGTACGTCACAGGGAGGGGCAATAGTTTTTGAGTCATCAAGCAATGCGGCTCTGCGAACTGGTACAGCCATGTCGGGGTCGTGGAACCATCAATCAGCAACCACAACCTCAAAGCTGTATATCAATAAGGTAGATCAAACCAGCATGACGCAGCTAAGTCTGCGGCTCTTTCTGTTGGACAGCAACAACCAAGATAAATATCACTCCGTTGTGATAACTAACGGTCATTATTTACACGGTTGGGCGACAAGCAATGTTCACCCAAATCTAACAAGCGCTGGACTGAAGGGCGATATAAGGGCTTTGGTTTTCTACAATCGGGCGTTGTCATCGAATGAATTGGCCGGACTACACGCCCACTTCGCCGCAGACTACACCAGTTCTGAAATGACCCAATAATGCTAGGTGTAAGTCCCCTAAGTTCAACCCCATTAGCGAGTGGTGGCAGTCCATCCTCTGTAGATGTTGTTGTAACTATTGGTGGCTTATCAGTAACGGCCTCTGTTGCCCCAGTTTACGCTTATTTCACCCCTCTCGTATTTACCCTTGTAGGTGGTTCGGGATACACTGGGATAAATATCCCTGCAGAGTTAGGGTCTATTACCGTTACGGTTAGTTCTGTTATCTCTGCAGCCACTAATTTAAGAAAGCCTGAAGGTTACGCATATAGTGTAGTAAATGGTGTAGGGGATATGAGGCCCCTTGATGCTCCAGACAGAAGGTACTTCTACCAGTTAGGTACTGGTAACGTTGGCGGTGCGCCTAGTCTTTACACCGCAAGTTCAGTAGAGATAGGTACGGTTGAGTTAAACTCTAGTGCTATAATGTCTTATATGGACAACTTTGTGACACTGACGGGACTTTCGGCTAGTCTCTCCCTTGTTACCACTAATATAGGTGCTATTGTAGGGCAGTTTAGGTCTGTCTCTGGTCTTGAAGTTGTCTCATCACAAGGACAACTAGGTAACACTGGCTACCACTACTTACTTAAGCCAGAGGGTGTTTCTGGTACTGTAAGTTATGGAGAACCTATAGGTAAGGTTGTTTACAGGGCTAGACTACAGCACTTTGCTCCTTACAACCACGACCAAGAAGCAACTGTTGGCCTTGGCGCTGTGACTGTTGCAGTAGCTAATCAGGCACCTATTACGTTATCTCAGATCACCACCTCATCTCTTAATAATGTAGCCACCCTTGTAAATGCAAAACCAGAACTTTCTGGGCTAACTGAATACACGACATTTAGTGACCCACGCTTAAGGTTTGAGTTAAGTTCTCCTAGCAGTTCTACGACCCTTATAGGGACACTTGCATCTTCTGACTTAGCTAACAGTAGTGTAAAAACACAATTAACAGATAGCTTTCCTTTAACTGTAAGTACAAACATTTATTGGACGCTTAATAATTCCCACCCCGACCTAGTTGCAGAGGATTCATTAAAGGCTACTGTTTCTTTAGGACAGTTAGCTAACCAAAGTCCTACAGAAGAGGTTAATCTTTCAGCTATAACCTCCGCTTACGGCGATATATCTACAATATCTCATAACACACTCCCTGTAAGTGGACATACGTTTACGGTAGGGCTTGGTAATACCCAAGCAAATGTACTTGAGCCTCTAACTTCTAGCTTCCCTACTACTGCATCTCTTGGCAGTATTACAACCCTTGCAACTTCATTCTCTATTATACGCACCGGAGTAGAAGTCACGGTTGAGTCTAACCTTACCACTGAGGTTACTACATCAGGTAATGCGTTCCCAGTAGGACAGCTTTTGTCAGGCTCCGCTGGTAACGTCAGTGTTACTGCAAGTTCTACAATTACGCTGCCCTCTTTAGTGATGACTGTTTTTCACGGCGGTGTTAGCTTTACCTCAATAGACGGACAGTACCTTGAGTTGTTCTTTAACCCTAACGTAACTGCAACAGGTGTTACCTTCGATTATGAGGCCATTAAACACTTGTATAATCCTGTAAGATCAAGTTTCCCGATACCAGTGAGCCGTGTAGCAAATGTAACAGAAACCTCCCCACGTAATATAGCCGCCTAATAGGAATTGATATGAGTTTAGTTTGGCCCAATAAAGACCCTGATGAACTGCTAGACTACAGTGTAGATTGGACTACAGTTACAGAGGGTATGACTATTTCTAGTGTAGTCTGGTCTGTAAGGACTACTAACTATCCTACAGAGACGGTACTAGCAGCAGGTAGAGATTTAACCTTTGCCAGTGGTGGTGCAGAAACTGACAGTATACAAAATATATCTCAGGCACTTTCAGGTAAGTCAGCTATTATTTATATTGCTGGTGGAGTAGATAGAAGAGATTACACCTTTATCTGCACCATTACCACAAGTCTGAACACAACTATTCAACGGGCTGTCATACTCCGTTGTAGGAGAGTATAATGGCAGAATATCAGGGCGAGAAAGTAACCTTAAACAAGCCTCGTCGTATTAAAGGCGGTAATAAGAAGTTTGAAGTATTCGTACAAAGCGGAGGAAAGATCAAGCGTGTGGCTTTCGGAGACCCCAATATGGAGATACGGCGAGATGACCCGAAAGCTAGGGCCAACTTCCGTGCAAGGCATAACTGCGACTCAAAGAAGGACAAAACGACAGCAGGATACTGGTCTTGCAGAATGTGGGAGGGAGGAACCTCAGTGTCACAACTCACAAAACATAATATCGAAGGACAAATCCTTAAGGCAGATGACGAACAACGTCTCGTCTATGGGTGGGCCTCAGTCGTTACCGAAAAGGGCGAACCTGTGGTTGATCGCCAAGGCGATGTTATCGAACCAGAGACACTTGTAAAGGCCGTGAATAACTTCATGGAAAATATTCGTGTCGGTAAAGAAATGCACAAAGGGGATCAGATTGGAGCGGTTATCCACTCTATGCCTGTCACCAAAGAAATTGGTGAGTCCCTTGGCATCCAGAGTGACCGAGAGGGTTGGATTGTAGCTTTTAAAGTCTACGATGATGACGTATGGGCTAGGGTCAAATCTGGTGAACTTGCGGCCTTCTCAATAGGTGGTCGTGCAATCAAGGAATCTTATGATGCCTAATTTATTAAAACAACTTGAGTTAGATGAACTGTCCTTGGTTGATCGTCCAGCTAACAAACAAGCAATGGTCTCTCTTTATAAAAGGGACAACTCCGAGGGAGAAACTATGGAGAACGAAGTAGAAAAAATGTCTGATGACATGAAAGCCAAGCTGAAGCCTTATATGGACAAAGGTATGTCCGAGGACGAAGCTATGAAAATGTATAACATGGACATGAAGAAAGATTACCAAGGTCCATTGGATGAGGTAGATACCATTCAAGCTGAACTAGACCTAGCTAAAGCCGAGATTGATCGACTTAGCAAGTCTCTGGAAGAAGCTGGTTACATCGTTAAAGCAGAGTCAATCGAGAAAATGGTTGAGCCTGAGTATGTAACTTACGGTGACGAACAAATCAACAAAGCTGATATTCCTGCGCCTATTCTTAAGGCTCTGGAAGAAGCAGAAGTTGCTAAG